CATCTACAATACTATGATTTCCATGGGTTCATATTACGCTCGTTCGACTTATAAGTGGGTTAAGATGGCTGTTTGGGATGCCCCAATTCGAGTATATCTTGATGTTCAGTTGGAGCAAATGAGGCTCGAACGAAACCTAAGTAATCTCGAGGAAGATGAAAACCACGAAGAATGAAAGAATATTTCATCCCTGTGACGACCGACGACTTTCGAATCGCATTCTGTCAGGCGACATCTTCTCTCTGCTCTGACGTCCAACGACTTATTTGGGAAGAAGTACTTTATTGTACCGAATCTATTGAACCCCCTCCAACACCGAAAAAATGCAGCATTTCTTACACTCGCTTTCCGATTTCTTTACCTCGAGACCTGTTCGGAAGTCAACTAGTCTCACGGAGAAATTGATCAATTACACGACTATCGAGACAACGAATGATTGTGGTGAGAAGAGATATCTTGAGGTACCAAGGCCAAGATCTCGAGAACGTCGTGAAAATCTCGAAGTCCTTCTTACGAAGTGCAAGCGACTCCTGTCCTTCGTAATGAAAAAAGATCCCACCACAGATGCTTCGTTCAAGATTATTCAGTTGAGTGACAGGGTAAGAATGTCTCTTTACATGGATGATGACATTACACCCTTATTTGATGAGTATGAAGAGTTTGAGAAGCGATACAAGAAGAATTCTAAATCTTCTATGAACCTAAGTAGTATTGAAAATTTCTAGTATGTATGTAATCATGGATCATTTTCACAAACTCCTCGATCTCGTCGACAAGAATGCGAACACGATCCCCGAGGGAGACTACATTGAAATTTGTAACATCATCAAATACATTCACGAGAAAGTGAAACCACCCCCATTTCTCTTGAATCAAAATGAACCGATGACATTTTATCAAATTCCGTACGAAGATACTTTACTTTCGGATCGAGACACTAACGCTATGAGAGAACGGGATTGATTCAAACCTAAGTTGTAGACTACAATATGTAATAGTAAGAAAAATGCAAAAGCTTATGCATCTCATCGACAAAAATACGCACCTTATACCTGAAGGTGACTACATTCGAATGTGTGAATGTATGAAAGAAATACATGAAAAACAAGACGTCATTACTGTGACTCCAGATGTCGTGAGTGAGGACTTCATCATGACAGCTGAGGTTCTTAATAAATGTCACAAATGGATTGTTTCTACTGATGCGCTTAGGGATGCATATATTGAACACCAGAAAGATCCCGAGGATCGAGTGAATTTGGGTGTGTACAATAATATCAGAGAAGCGTGTAGTTCATTTTGGAATGAACTCACACGGACTCGTGGATATGATGAACTAATGTGGTTTATTCGTCAAGGTGGGATTGCTCAGCGAGATTTTAGATATTATGGCAGGGAGGTGCTGATGGGTCGAGTGTAGCTGTGCTCACGACTTTTCCTTGTAGTTCTTTTAATTTGAGATGGATCATTTTGAGTTCGTTACAAATTTCGACATACGCCCATTCCGTTCGTGTTGGAAACAATTTGTCATCATCAAGAATCGTCATAATTTTGTTTAGATGATTCATACCTACTTAGTATATAGAGATTTAATGCGAGTACAATAAAAATGGATACACTTATCAAAAAATTTCGTGACGAATTTATCGTCGATAGAACGAAACACGACCTCCCCGAAGCCACTTATCGCAAATTGTATGAATTTTATACACAACTATGGGCGGAACATGATTCACTCATCCATGAGTAGATCAATTTCTCGTTCGTATGTTTGTGAAAGTAATATTGTTTTTAGTTCTCGTGCAAATGTGACATGTTTCTTTGGAATATCACCCCAAAGTCTCTCATTCGTAACAAATGCATCTACAGCTCCATCTCGTAAAAGAGGTTCGAGTAAGTTCCAATTTGGTTCATTATAACGAATTTTTTTACAACCTCGTGCGAATCGTTTAGAATATATATACCACGCCGCAATACTTTTATAAATGTGTATGGGTCGCTTCCCCTGTTCGAGACACTTTCGTAGAGAAGGTACGACGAATGTGTGAAACTTGGTGAATCCATCCATACAGATTCTATCTAGATCATCGACATTCGCGGAGCTTGAAAATCTTTCCTCAACTTTGTCAATATATTCATAAATATCAAATGGTAATTCGATATCGATTGATGGTCCAATTTCTTGTTTCTGGAGTTCTTTGAAGTGATTGCGACATGATGTATCGTTCATGACTTCATCAAAAGTGTTGTATCCAGCTAGAGCACCCAGATATGCGAGTGATGTGTGACCACCGTTAAGAATTCTAATTTTTGTTTCTTCATATGGTTCAATATCTTTCGTGATGACAACACCGACTTGTGTGAGATCTGGAAAGTCTGATGCGAATTTATCTTCAATAACCCACTGAGTGTATTCTTCGGTCTGAACAGCATTGTACCCAAACCCTGGAAATATATCCTCGATTTCATTGCGAAGTGTATTGGTTGTACGAGGTGTTATGCGATCGACCATACAAGATGGAAACTTCACATTTTCACGGATCCAATCGGCGAGTTCATACTGATTTGTTTGGTATAGGTACGCTAAGAATTGTGTTTCGAGAACGACCCCATTTTGGTGGATATTGTCACAGCACAAAATGGTTATGGGACTATTACGATTACGAAGACCACAAGCTAGGTACTCGAATAATGGGGAACCTGGTGTGTACCCACTCTCTGTAACGGTGATCGTTATGAGGTGCACACTGGGTAATGTAAGCATATGCTTAGCGATGGTTCGGTTCTTGGTCCAATCGATATAATCGAGGTGAGACCTCACCCTGGTATATTTGGTGGGGGTTTTCACGATGTAGTCATCAATCTCTCGAAACCCTTCATTCCTGAGATTGACGGCGACGATACCCCAGCGGAGATCACCAGTCTTTTCCATGTACTCATCGATGTACATGGCCTGGTGTGCTCGATGGAAATTGCCATAGCCTATATGTACAATCCCTGTCTGACATTCAGTTTTATCGTACATAATTATACAAAAGACATAAATCCGTTCTCAAATCGCATGGTCTGATATCCGGTGTAATACATATGCATCGAATAAACATTAGCTGTGTCAACCAATTCATTTTCTATGACCGTCTTATCTGAATGTATTTCTGAGAAATCAAACATACCCGATGGATCTGTGTTCATGGGTCTTATAGCAAAGCTATACGTATAGATGTTTCTATTGGGTCTTGTTAATCGTACATCTAGTGGTATTTTGTATTTATAATAGTTGTAATTTGCATCTCTTATATTGGGTAATTTATTACCGAGTAAGTATAAATAAGCGTATTTCATGGCGTGTCCAAAGAATGACGAGGACACACTAAAGGTTGGAGATGTCGAAAAGTTGAAGCGATTCTGATAATAACATTCATCTTGGTTGGCTGTGATCTCTTGTCTCGATACGTCTTCATTTTCAAAATCCTGTCTTCTAAAAAACCAGTGTAAACATTTCACTGGTATGTTTGGTACTAAATTATTTCGTACGGTGTTTTTACCAATTTCTGTCACCGTAGTTGGATGTTTTTTAACGAAGTTAGTAATTATTTTGATTGGGTTTTTCATCATATAGATCCGTTCATCGTTCGAAATTGTAATCTCTTCTGTGATTATGTCAAAATCTCTCAATTGTATGGATTGGTATGAGTCGGTAAAAAATGATTGTTTGTGAAATTCGATTTCAAACTCAATCTTCTGTTTATGAACTAGACACAATGGAAAATATGGTCTATTCGGTTCGTTGATGCTATACTCATCACTCGTATACTTTCTAGAAAAGAAGAAGGGTATTGGAATCATTAGATCTGTTTCGTATCGAGCCAATTCTGAAACACTTGGCAATGTCGCGCTATCATAACGCAGATTTCGGTTGAGTAGATACGCATTCGTAACTTTTTCGGACATCTCTATGTACATTTCATCGTGTAGTATTGACCAATCGTCATATATTTTTTCAACTTCAACTTCATCTACGTACATCGTGATACTTTTGAATATGTGTCTCCCGACTTGATCGGCAAAATTTACACTACTCGATTCCAATTTGGGTAATGTCAAACTCAACCACATGTTACTCAACAAATCTCCCATATTTTGGGGTTTAAATTCGAGTTTGATCTTGTTACCAAAAGGCCAGTTATTGTTTTGTCCCGGA